CCAAGAGTTCTACAAAAACATCCTCAACCTTTCTGGCGCTAATGTCTTTGTAAGTTTGTATCGTTTGAAACGGCAGGACATCAACTGGGTTTTGAACTGTTGTCAGACCCTCAACTGTTGGACTAAGGGGGTCAACACCTCTTCTGGCTTGAAAAACGTTTCTGGCGGCACGGCCCGTTGGAATCCCCCCTGCGGCCATTTCAGAGCCAAGCAGAGGGACGTAGTATTCCTGCGCCTCAATGATTGTTGCCATTTCGTCATCGTCAATAATCTTTGCTCGACGCCTAAGCTCTAGATTTTCTCTAAAAAAATCTTGTAATTCGTCGGTTGCTTTCTTGAGCTTGGTGTCGCCCATGACTTGTTGATACAATTGATCAAGACGCTCATCAGTAATATCTAACCGGCGATTTGCTCCAGCATTTCTAAGTGCTTTTTCTCGACGAATAATTGCTGCTTGTCCAATGTCATCCAGATTGTTTGCGTGTCGGCGCAACCATGGCTCATAGGCTTGCTTTAGTTTTAACATGCCGTGGCCGGTCTTTAGCGACTGTAGCCCGGATTGAGGGGAGCCAAGCATAACAGAGATAGAGCCACTAATATCGCGCTCCGCACCAAGGCCTCCCATGCGTCGGGCAGCTATTCGTATTGGATTCCACTGATCAAACCAACCAGTAGCAATTCTTTGTCTATCTGTTAGCAGCTTGCCAACCGAGTCGTTGCCCACCTCTGATAGAGGGGCCATCTGTATGTCGCTAAATTTTCCTTTTTGGATTCCGCTAACGGGAACCCTTGAGCCTCCTGCAAAGGCGCCACCAAGCGCTGATCCCACTAACTCTATTCCAAGTTCTCTGCCGAGGCCTGTGCCTTGTCGCTCCGACCACGATGCCGCACGCGCAACAGACAATGGTGACTCAGCTACTGTAGCCCCTATTGCAGAACGAAGCCGTGATCCTCTTGTTAGTCTTTGAATGTCTGCTAGTAACTTTGGTGCTGCCGCTGCTGTCGTAGCACGCCCCACGCCCAGCGTACCTATGGTGGTCCCAATCTCTCCACCTATACGACCAATAAGCTCTCCAGCCCGACCGGCACCGCCTTGCGGATCAAAATAATCTTCAGCCCTAGATTCTGCTCTTTGAGAAGCCTCTTGTATTTCTTCGCCTAGTTCGTCTACGCCCAGCCAATCCAGTATCTGGCCAAAGCCCTCGCCCAAGCTTGTAACAGACCTAGTCCCACCTAGGCCAAGGCCTGCGGCAAAGTCCCCAAGGGCACCCGCAGGGTTACTTCTACCGCTCCGGCGCCCCGACCGACCCCGGTTGGTTTCTTCAAGTGCCTCTTCGTGCGACAGCCCTTGTTGACGAAATCGTCTATATCTGTCTATAGCTGACATGAGGTTTACGGTTGAGGAATTAGCTTATCAAAGCCTGTCCCTACCATCCCGCCATCACTGTACCCCTCCTGCTCTGGTCTATTAAACTGAGCATTAGGGAATTGTGCTTGAATTTTGCGAAGCACATATCTAGCTAAAGACCTTCTGGCGTCCCCTGACAATCCTAGTGCCTGAACAGTTTCATTGACTGTAGCTAAGCCAGAGTCAAGAACCTGTTGAGGCGTGCGCTCGTCGTCAACACCACTTGTTATCACCGCATCTATCCTATCCAGTGTATTTTCATAATCAGACTGACTGAGCCGGTCCTGCATATTTGCACTTAACTGAGCCGATTGTAAATCAACATCTAGTTTAGCAAGCTGCAACAACAAGTTTGGATCAATGCCCCTAGCCTCTATTTGAGTCTTAAGCTTCGCGGCCTCTAGTTGCATTGCAAATTGGGCTTCTTCGTCTGAAATGTTACCAGTAATCATTTCTCTGCGAATATTATCTATTGCAGTTCTGGTGTCCCTTACTTGTTGCAGGCCACCCATGGTCAGGTCGTCTAACGAATCTTCAATCGCTTCTGCCCGATCCCTTTGTTGCGACCTAAGATCAAGCAATGACGGAACACCTGCCGCAATGCCTCCACCAATCCCACCTTCTTGGAACCTGCCTCGGGATATGGCACCACCCACAATACCAGCCAGCATAGCTAAACGATCTCTTTCGTCCTGCTCTGGATCAATGCGGCCCTCAATGCGGCTTCTTCGTGCATCAATAAGTTCCTGCATTTGACGTGCTTGCTCTTCTTCAAAAGCAATACGACTTTCATCTAAGGTTGTGAGCCGGTCGCGGTTTTGTGTCAGCAAGTCTGCTCGCCCTCTTATCATATCCATCATCTCTGTTTCAGAGGGAAGCGGCTGGCCTTGTTGCTCTATCATGTCCATAAGCTTGCTTCTGACATTGCTACCTAGACCAATTGAGCCAGAAGAACCAGCGGAACCAAAATTGCCGTAGTCGCCGTAGCCACCTATATCAAGAAGAATTCCGTCGTCTGCTTCTTCGTCATCACCTGTGAACAATTGGTAGCCACCATATCCTAGCGATGTCGCTAAGGCTGGGCGGGTTGCGCCGCCAATTAATGTCCTAAGACCTCCGAGCCGACCCGTAGGAGCGTCCTCAAGTCTTGACACCCCTTCACGCATCGGTCGCGGACGTTTGAGCACGTCAGCAACAGCGTCTCGCATTCTCCTAAACTGTGCCTTTGTAAGCCCAGTAGCCGTACCCAATCGAGGAAGAACCTTGAATTTGTTTAAGGCTCCTCCAGTTAGTATGCCGGTTCCGATGGCAAGAGCGGGATTTTCTTTAGCAAAGTCGATTAATGGATCAGGAAAGTATGGTACATCGTAGTCGTCTGGGTCTACTGGCTGACCACCGTCTTGGTATCCGGGTATTCTTCCGCCATCTGAATAGCCAACGATACCGCCTTCTGCCATTGCTCCCATGGGCATTTGCATAGGCATACCACCTTGTGGGGGCATACCGCCCTGCATCATTGGAGGGCCTTGCTGTGCCATAGCCATAGCCGCAGGCATGGGCTGTGTCTGTTGCTGTTGTGGAATGCTGCCAATGCCCGACAGTGCCCTGCTGATCAGTTGATCTTTGACCGTTCCCTGCGGCATCTGCTGCATCCTAGCTTGATAGGACTCGCGCAGTTGCTGACGCCTCTGTAACTCTTGAGTGCTCAAATAAGCAGGGTACAGATTAGGGGCGTTAACCTCTTGAATTAGCCTGTCGTCAGGAATGCTCTCTAATTCTTTTTGTAGCTGTAAAATATTAGGCATTATTTTTTACTAAGGATAATTAATTTGAGGCACGTTTATTGGTCCACCGATTGGGGCTGTGGGCATTCCGCGATTTAGCATTGCTTTGTTGGGGCCAGTTATGCCCATTTGGGCAACTTTGTTTCCATATCTTGGACCTTGATACGATCCACCACCTTTGGTGTACTGCTGGCCTACGTTTTGTCCAAAGTTTTGTCCTCGGTTTTGACCGAACCCGCCTGCTCCATATGCCCCTAAGCCTGCAACCGCTGTGCCGAGGTATCGCTGTCCGGCTGATGGTCCAGCTTGTGCAATGTTTCTTTGTTGTACCATAGTGTTCTGGTACGGAAGTTGTCCCATCGCGCCTAACGCAAAGCCAATGTTTTGACGTTCTTGGTTCATGCGGTTCTGGAAGTCTTGGTATCCAATGTCAAGCGACTGCTGTTGCATCTGACGGGCACGCTGTCCTGCGTCCATCATCTGACCAAAGCGATTAAATGCCATCTGCTGTTGCTGTCCACCAAGCGAAGCTAAGCCACCGCCAACGTTCATTAATCCTTGAGATGCAGCCATGCGACGAGCCTGATCTGCGGCAAACGCCTGCTGTGCGTTCTCAAACGCTCTTTGCTGGCCCATGCCATAGATGTCACCAATCTGTTCACTAGTGCCCATGCGAATCGCCTGCTCGCCAAGACCGTGACGCATGCCGCCAAAAGCGCCTGCTCTTCCGGCTTGACCGCCAAGACGTTGCATTTGCCTTTGTGCTTCTCGTCTGACCTCTCTTGCTTGAGGATCAACCACGCCTTGCATGTAACTAGACATATAGGGTTGTAAAGAGCCGGGCTGACTCTGGTAGCCAACACCGCCGTAGCCACCCATAGCGCCCATCATTGCCTGTTGTGCCGCAGCCATTTCTGCGGGGCCACCACTCATGCCGTACTGATACATGCCGCGCATAGCAGCAGTTTCGGGTCGGCTAAATCCTGCGAGTCGTTGCCCCCCATATCCTTGATAAGGCCGCATGCTTTCATTGACAATGCGATCCGTAAGTTGTGCATACGCTGGAGCAACTTCAGGTGACACAAAACTTTCTGTTACCTGTTGCGTAGATTCATCAATCTCACCGCCTTCTTGGTAGCCGGGTATCTTGCCGCCCATGTTCATGCCCAGTGGTGGCAGTGGGCGCCGAATCGGGCTCCTTCTTTCCATCTCACGAACAGCTTCGTCACGAGCCCTGCGAGCCTGAGCAGCTTCTAGCACCTCTCTGTCCCCACGACTCATGTAGTTTGGGTCCATGACTGTATTCAAGTAAGCTAAAATAGCCCTAAGACCTCTCTTTGGTGGCGCAGGAACATCCATCCGATCTCTAGGACGGGAAATTGTGCCTTGCACTCCCGGTGGCATTTGCAATAGCCTGTCAAGCGATTCGTCTCGTGTCATCTTAAGCAATCTCAACGTTCAGGGGTCTGTCTGTTTTGGACCCAGCAATATCAATATCTCTTGCAAGTTTTTTTATTCGTTTAGCGCCTTCCTCTGTGCTACCGCCGCCAACGTTTCGTACCTGACTAGCGGTTAAGACGTATTCGTTTGGGGCAATTGCGGCACCAACTCGAACAGGTCCGCCTTCAGCTAGGTTTCCACGAAACTCCATCTCTACTAAACGGTCCCTGTCATCTTGGTCTTCAACTATTGTGTTGTTACCAGCAGACAACATGTCATCCATAAGATTTATAATAAATTCTTCACCAAATGTATTTCTTGCTAGTTCAATAATTTGACGAGACACTTCGCTATTTGGGTTACGCAATGCGTTTTTTAAAGCTGACAGCATTTCCATCTGTTCAGGACCAACTTCAGAAAGGTTCGGCTTCATAACAGCTACGCGGTCATCAACAGCGCCGCTGCTTTCCATGGTGCCGTCCTCAAAGGGTTCGATAAAACCCTCAAACGGAATGTCTTGCGGAGCCATGCCGCCATTAGCGCGACCTTCTAGGGCTCTTGGCGGCGGCAACATGCGACTAACTGGCATTTGTTGCATAGGCTGTGGCATAAAGTCAGGCGATGGCTGAACTGGTTGCGGCATCTGCATAGGAGGTTGCATTTGCTGCTCAGCAGGAACCGCTCTCCGTGGCGCTTCTATTCTTGGCCTAGAAAATTTATCTCCGGGGTCAGCAATCATTGGAGGAGGTGGCCCCATTTGCGGTTGGCCTTGTTGCAAGAATGGCATGTTCGGCATTTGTAGCGGAGCCTGTGGTGCCGCAGGTCCACGGAACATAGAGATTGGGTCTTGCTGTTGTCCGGCAAACACAGAGAATGGGTCTTGCCCCAAGAAGGTCTCTGGTTGCCCTGTTTCTAGGGCTTGTTCAGACATCAGCCCGGCACGGTACCATTCTGGAATGTCTGTTATTTCATACGCTTGAGGCGTGAACTGTCCCGTAGACGAACCAACAACAACCGGCGCTGCCCCTAGATCTCTGTCTCTTTGTGCCAACAACTCTGGATTTTCATAACCCGGCATAGAGGTTGGGCTATCGTCATAGGGACTTTCTCCTTCAATCATTGTGCCGTTAATACTAACTATGTCGTCTGAGGGGGTGCCCCTTGCAATAGCTCGTATGTTCTCTATTTCAGCCGATTCGTCTGCGTCCCCAAACTCATCTTGAGTTTCAAACCTTTCTGCCATTCTTTTCTGTTCTTCGGTCATTCGGTCGCCGTAACGGTAACGACCTTCTTCGTACGAAGTGCCCCTGCCTTCTGGCTCTGCACCTCTTGTTGTCCGCTCTTCTGTCCCAGATAGGTCACCGCCGCCCTCCCTTGGGCCTCGTTCTCTCTGGTCTTCTGGGCGCTCGCGGCGACCTCTGCGGTCTTCACGCGGAGCCGCTCTTCTTTCAACTCTTTCAAAACGATCTTCAATTTCAGACGTTTCTTCGCGCCGTTCCCTTGACGGGGGTGGCGGAGATGCTGGGTCTGGTCTTACAGGACGATCTATGTTTAGGTCAGGTCGGCGCCGTATAACAGGAGCGGTATACTCAGGTATTGGGCGTCTGGGCCTGACGGGCTGTAGCATAAAGTCAGGTATACCCATTTCGCCCCCCTCTTCCATCATGCCACCGCGCCTTCTGCTAGGAATTTGCGCGTATCCCTGCGCCTGCGCCCCGCCACCTTGACGATCAGTGACATAACTGGGCATAACACGCTGAATTTCTTCGCCACCCCTAGAGCTTACTGGCGCTCCCATCCTGCCCAAGCTGTCTGCGCCCACGCCGCTTAGTGCTTCGCCCAACAGTGGGTAGCCAAGTGACATCATAGCAGGGTGCTGTGCAACGTTCATAATTTTGTCTAAGGTGCTTAAACCCGAAGCCGCTGTAGCACCTTTTGATGCTGCCGAAGCTGCGCCACCTGCTCCCCCTAAAGATTGACCAGCTTTTGCACCTATAAATCCTTCTGCACCACCTCTCAAAGCGCCCTTAAGACCACCCCCATCCATTGCCCCACCTATTGCACCAGAACCTGCTGCTATAGGAACTGTAAATGCTTGGTGAGGACCGGGAATCATGGAAGCCACAGAAGCAACTTTACTTAAGCCGCGAAAAAATCCACCCAATCCATATCCGGGTACATACATTCCACCACCCGCCATGGGGATAGTGTAGATACCACCACCGGCCATCTGTGCGAAATGTGGCATCGTGTAGATACCGCCGCCAGCATAACCGTCTATCAAGCCACCAGAGGCACGACCCTCTGTGCCCATGGTTGCTGCTAAAAGTCGTCTCCACATGTCAGGAGAAAAGTGCCGAGTGTACTCGTACATCCCACTGTCTGGATCAGGCCCAGATCTCGGATCTGCTGAAAACCCAAGGTTCGGATCTTCTTCATCTTTCAATATAGCTAAATTAGAACGCCTTATTGTTTCTGATACTGAACCCGGTTCTCCGGGGGCAAGCCCGGCTTGACTTCTTGCTAATTCGTGCCGCATGCGTGAGTCTGCCATACGCCTTGCCAAGTTTCGCTTTCGGGATTTTCCCGTAACCGTATACACAGAATCAACGGGAGTAGTGTATGGCTCACCGTCGATTATTCTTGTGCGGTCTGCCGTACTAAGAGTGTCTGCCTTAGCAAGAAAATCTTCAGGGTCAACATCGCCGCCGTTAGCGTAGCCCATTTGTTCAGGAAAGTTTGCTCGACTCATCATAGTTATTCGCCGCGAATCATTCGTAGAATTTCACGTTCTGAAAGCGTAGTAGCTGGCTGTAGTTCATATGGTAAGTCCTGCCATGATCCCATTACGCCGGGCCTGTTTGATGGGACAAACTGTCGCGTTGTGCGAGGTGCTGGCTTTCCAATGTCTGGCAACACTTCTTTGGCTTGACCCTGTCCGCGTCCGCGACTTTTTACGGGTATGCGTGCGACTGGCGAACCCTTGCCACCACTAGGGGGTGGCACCATGCGATCCATTGCTAAGAGTTCGTCAAGCACAGATTGCATACCGCCGCCCATTTCTGGCTCATCAGGGCGAATGTCTCGTGGCATTATTGGCGCTGCCGGTCTGACCCTGTTGTTATTAAAGTCTGCTACTGCTTGTCTGCGTGCCTCTTGCCTTCTTCGTGCCGCCTCGGCAGAAAGCGTTGCCTCATCAAAGCCTCTTGCTTGTTCGACTAAAGCACGCTCAAGCCTGCTGCGACGATCTTGTGTTCTTGGTGATCCCGGCACGGCCAAGGTCCCTGCCTCTGCTCTGCCTTCAGCAACCTGTCGTTGCATGCGCTCAAAATTGTCAAGCTCGTCTTGAAGTGTCATCGTTTGGCCTGCGCCAGCAGGAGCCATTCTTCTTGGGTCTTCTGCACCTTCATAAAGAATATCAGACATTCTGACCATGTCTTCTGGACGCATTGAAGACGGCGTCTGTCTCAAGGTGTCGTGCCCAAGCATCCGGCCACGCTCCGAGGTTCTTCCATCAGCCTGTATACCGGGCAAGTCTTTGTCTGCGTCAAGAATTGCTGGAAGGGCCAAGGAGGCGAGTCCTGCAACGCCACCACCTCGCAACAAAGCAGATCTACCTCTCGCTAACATTGGATTTCTAAGCGCAAGACGCGCACCAGCAGAGCCACCTCCGAATCCTGCTGACTGAGCAAGTCCGCTTCTTAGGGCTGCGGGGTTTTGGCGAAAGGCTCGAACAATAGCTTCGGTTTCTTTTTGGGGTCGAAACCTTAAAGAAGGGAACATCTGACGAAGTTGACCTCTGGTCAGGTCAGCGCCAATGCCTTCTCCTCGCATCATTGCAGAGGCAAGTTCAGGATGGTGACGAAAAATAATTTCTATAATATCCATAATTTTTTACGATGTTTCTACGCCAAAAAGATTAAATGCCACCTGATCGTGACTTGCTGTTACTGACACGATATCGCCATCACTAAGCGTAATACCGATCACTAATGCTGCTGTAGCATTTGCATCTATGCTACGACCCTTACAAATATACTGCCGTGTTGCCAATGGCGCCCCCTTAATTCGTATGGCAACATCGTATGTCTTTGCCCCACTACCAGTGTTGCAAATTACTAACGAGCTAACGGTTGTTTGTGACCCGCTAGGAACCGTGTAAAGCGTAAACAAGTCCGCAGGAACGCTAGTGTTTGTGTTCGTTAGCTGTCCCAAAACCTTTAACGCATCAGACACTGGCACCACCCATTGTCATAAACTGATACTTACGGAGCGACAGTGATGAAGTCGATTCCGTGTGGTCCATTGCTCGTTTTGTTTCTGCCCCTACTGTCCTAAAGTTTTGCTGAATCGTGTACCGAAAAGATTGAGCTTCGACCGGATCATATTCCTGCGGTGGAACCTCAATATTTAGATACTTGTTTCCGGTATCACTCATCTCCGACCATCCGTTCTTGCGTCAACCCTAATAAAGCCAACACGCCAGCCGTAACCAGCGCCAGAACTCGACACCTTTACTGACGCCTGTCTAGATCTACCACGAATATTTGACTGCGTTGCTGAAGGAGTAAACGCAGATGATGCAATCTCTGTTTGCGACTCCATTGGGTAGTTGTGTCCGTTGATTGACACAGTAACCTCGTCATCCGAAGACGCATTTAAAAATTTAATATCGGGAATAATTCTGTTCAGAGACATAAACTGATCACCCTCGCCAAGGTCTATGTCGCCTGTTTCAACATACGATGTAAACGCCGTATCTACATCGTTCCAACCTGACTCTTGTCTGTATATCACATTAGGATAAATAACTGTGCCCGATCCGCCAGCAGCAGACTCTGTTGATGTAGCATTTGAACCCATTTCTAGCGTATAGGTGTTAACTCCTGTAACAGTTACAGGGTGCATATTGTTAATACCTTTTTCGTGGAATCCGCCAAATTCTGAAAATGCTTTAAAAATAACTTTATCGTTCGTAGACAGTCCGTGTGCAGTGTCTGTTACGGTAACAGACGAAGAGCCACTTGATGTAGCAAATGGATTAGCGCCAAGAGACTTGGTGTTAATTGATGTCGCCAAGGGGTTGTTAATTAAGAAAGCGTTGTCCCAATCACCCCTAGCCATAGTTCCGAAATACCACACATCTTCGTCGTAGTTATAAACAACGTAGCGGTCGTTTCTTCCAGAAGATGAAGTAGAAGGGTAGAACCAGAACACTTCGGAAAGGTCTACATTTGTACCTGCAACCACTTTGTAGTCTTGATCGAAGTTAAAGTCATCAAAGACTGTGCTAAGGACAGGGCATGTAAGTCTTTGCACTGTTCCCGTGTAGCGGTAAAAAGCGCCACGATCCATAAAGAACGTTACACCGTTAGCGCTTGCGGCAGCGTTGGGGGAAATCATCGACATTCCCACCCCTACGGTGCTAAAGGCAAAGTAAAACGGATCTCCTGTGTAACGCATACTAACGAGGCCAGCATCAGTCCATATTAAAATTTCGCCACGCGCTTTTAAGGCACCAATAATGGTGGAACCAAGAGATAGTTCTTGACCACCAGCGCTATTTGTAGACAGGGGTTGCCAGTCTGTAGCGTCTTCAGAACTAGACCACCGCACAAGATTTAAATCAATTGTGCTAGACCCAATTGGATTGCATCCAAAACAAATAACATGCTTAGCAATTTCGCTTGTCATTACCTGCAAGCATTTTGTTGGCGGGTAATGCGTACCAGCCTTGTATGTTGCAGTAATTCCGGTGCCGCCGCCGGTTGCTGTTGACGAAGCGTTTGAGCCAAACGTAATCGTAAAGACAGAAAGCGTCACGATTGAAGCAACATCATAGGTGCCATCAATGCTAATTCCGCCAACAGAGGGGGCACCTGCAATGGTTACACTGTCACCAGCAGCTAAACCGTGTCCGGCATCGTCGTAAATTTCAACGGTCGGAGACCCTGACGTTGTTGTAATTGGGTCCGTACCAAGCGTAACTGAAGCCCTTGTTAGATCAGCAAGAGGAACAGCGGCTGTGCTAGTTCCTGCACTTTCATCCCAGTAGTAAACCTTGTTGGCACGGTTGTTTGCAAGAAGGTCATCTCCGAAAGAATCCATAGACCACAAGCGAATCTTTTCTTCAGGGGTAGATAGCGTTGAGCCCCAAGGTCCACTGCCCCACGTTCCGGTGCCCCATGCTGTCAGAGACGCGGCGTCAATCGGGCCAGAGTTTATTTCATAAGTAGCGGTAAACGATGAGCCCGCAGCACCTGTGCTGGTAGCAAAATCGTCTACTAAGACAACGTATTTATTGTTTTCGTCTGTACCTGCCAAGTCGCCTAGGTACGCAATGTAATGTTCGGTATTTAGCGTTGCAGCAGGTATACCATTTACGGCGCCACTAATACTAGAAAAGGTTACAAAGTCGCCACGCTTTGCCCCGTGGTTGGTGTGCGACACAACAACAAGACCGCTTCCATCTGTCGTTGTTATTTGGTTACTACTTATAGAAGCCGTTGATCTTGTTGGCGTAATGTCGTAGTAACCAATGGTGTTGTTAACGTACAGCTTGTTGTTGGTCCCAACACCAATATAGATCTCGCCGGTTCCGGTAGCCCAATTGAAGATTTTGCGCCCAACGCCAAATATTTTTCCTGACGTATAATTAATCCAGCCGCCTATCTTCTCTACAAAGCCTTTACGAAACCTGACTTTATCAGAGTCGAACCACGTTCCTTCTGCGGAATACCTTGTTCCGTCAGTAAAAACTCCGGGGCGAGGCGCAATCTTAAGCAGAGGCATACTACCACTTTACCCTGTTTGCCCAGTAGGCAGCGCTCATTTTGCCCTTTTTAATATTTTTAGCATGACGGGCCTTAAAGCTTTTGCGCCGGGCTTTGCCTTTTTTTGTTTGAGGATTCTTGCCTGCGCCGCTCACACCTTGTTGACCAAAACGAATTAGCCTTACTTTGTCGCCTTCTTTTGCAAGTACAGCATGAGACTTTTTTGCTTTAGGAGTGCGCTTGGGTTTGTTGTACCCGCTAAACCTTTCGCCGCGATATGTGATAGCCATCAGTGATCCGTTCTCCTTGCGAGTCTTTCTTTGATGTTTGCTGTCTCTGCTTCAACCGATGCAAGGCGCTCGCCATGCGTATCTACTTTTGTTCCAATGCGGTTTACAGTGCGTTCAATTTGAGCAAGGGACTGTTTAGCCCCATTTAGTCCTGCCTTTACCCCGCCATAAGCGGCCCCTGCTGCGGCTGGTATGGCAAGTAAAGACATTAGAGTAGTCACGTCACTCTCCATTTTCCTTAGACTCTGCCTTGTTTCTTTCTAGCCTGAAAAGTCCATCGTTGTCAGTTGATTTTGAATCTGTGTAGTGACTATCGTTTCTTTCAGCAACTACTAGCCATGACACAGTATCCGTGCAGTCACTGTCTTGTGCAGAAATAGTAAGTGTAGAACCTGAAACAGACCCACGGACTTGAGTCCAACCTGTTTCGTTCTGCACCCAGACTTGAGGATTGCGGCAAAGAACCGCCCATGTGCCGCTAGTCATTCTTGCAGCCTCATCTAAGTCAATTGTTGCAGCACCCCCTTGAAGATCGACGCTGCCACGGTACATAAGGTCGGCTTGCGGACCCTCAATGCTTGCATGAGACAGTGTGTGCGTGTCCGTCATGCTTGGCAAAGGATGGTCAATTCGGAACGTCTTTGTTCCTGCGGTAAGCTCCCCAACCACATTGACTGTGCCACCGCTTGAAATGCTCATTCGAGCAGTTTCATTGGTGCCAAAAACCATGCCTATTGAGCCAGCATTGTTGTAGATATTCATGTTGCTACCGTCTAGTGCGATAGCACCACTGTAACCATTTCCTGTAATAGCAAGCTGACCACTTGCACTAGCATCCATTGAGATGTCTTGTGCATCTTTAATTGTAAGTTTGGCATGGGGCGTTGCTACGCCAATACCAACGTGGTCGTTTCCTGCGTCTGCATAAAAAAGGTTTGCGTCTCCGTTGCCTTCAATACGAAAGTCAACATCAGCAGAAGCTTCGTTGAAGACGGCTCCGGCATTAACTGTAAGTGTGCCGCCCAGTGTGGTCGTGCCTGACACATCTAGTGTACCGTTTAAATCAACGGCTGTTGCGTTAAGCTCAATCTCATCGGTAGCGTTAATATCCAGAACGGTAGCCGAAGGTGCATTAATGTACTGAGACGCATCGTTAAACTGCAAAGCCATTGTGCTATTAAGCAACAAGCCCGTGTCTGCAACATGGGTCAAAGTTACATCGTCATCATCACCGAATGATATTACCGCTTCATCTGCCAAGAACAGATCACTAAACTCTAATGAAGCTGTACCTAAGGCAGCGCCATCTGACGCATCGGGCACAAACGCTGTGGTAGCCGTGATCGTTGTTCCCTGAATGGTGCTAGACCCTGTAATTGCACCGTCTACTTGTAGCGTAGACGCCATATCTACAGCACCGTCAATGTCTACGACATCAAGGTTTGTGGTTCCGTCTACGTCAATGTCACCAGCTACATCAAGTCCTGCTGCACCAGCCAGCACGAGATCGTCGGCAGACTCATCCCAGAGCATGTACGCTCCGGACGTAGCACCAAAGAACTTTACATCGTATCCAGTATCATCAACCCCGACCGTAACCGTAGAATCAATTTGGACCGCACCATCAATGTCTACTGCGTCTAGGTTGGTGGTTCCGTCAATATCAGCGTCTCCAGAAATATCAAGAGAACCGGCATCAAGCTCGCCCGTTAGTGTAACATTTCTAAAGCTTGCAATGTCCTTGTTGCTATCTACCACAACCGCCTTAGAGGCTGCTACGGTACCGGCGGTTATGCCGTCAAGCATTTCTAGCTCGGCTTCTGTTAACTCTGCGCCTGAGCCTAGCGTAAGCGTCCCCGTTACCGTCAGGTTGTCATTAACTGTTACTTCTGATGTGGTGTGACCTATTGAGACTGGAACGCCTGACGTAGCGGTTCCTATGGTAATTCCGTTTGAGGTATTGGAATTATCTATGTTCAGTGTAGATGTAGAGTCCAGTGAAATATTAGAACCGTCTACAACTAGGGTTCCATCTACATCTGTATTGTCTAGGTTGGTGGTCCCATCTACATCTAAATCGCCGTTAAAGTCAGCGTTGCCACCAAGGGTCAATGTCGTAGCCATGTCAACCGCACCGTCAATATCTACTACATCTAGGTTGGTTGTACCGTCTACGTCTAGGTCACCATTAAAATCTGCATTACCAGCTAAGGTTAGCGTAGACGCCATGTCAACTGCGCCGTCAATGTCTACGACATCAAGATTTGTGGTTCCGTCTACATCTAAGTCGCCTGCTAAGTCAATGCCCGCAGCGCCTGCTAAAACTAGATCGTCAGTAGACGTATCCCAAAGCATGTACGCACTAGCGGTGTCTCCAAAAAACTTTACGTCATACCCGGTGTCATCTACACCAACTGTAACGGTCGAGTCAATTTGCACTGCGCCGTCAATGTCTACTGCGTCTAGGTTGGTAGTTCCGTCTACATCCAGATCCCCATTAAGATCAGCATTGCCAGCTACGGTAATGGTGCCAGACACATCCAGTGTGCCGTTTAAATCTATTGCGGTAGCGTTAAGCTCAATTTCGTCTGTTGCGTTAATGTCCAGTATTGCATTTGAAGGAGCATTGATGTATTGACTGGCATCATTAAACTGGATTGCCATTGTAGAGTTAAGTAGCAATCCGGTATCTGCAACATGTGTTAGCGTTACGTCGGTGTCTGCACCAAAGCCAAGAACAGCAGCGTCTGACTTGAGGGTAAGGTCGTCGCCAACAATTGCATCAGTCCCGACCGTTAGGCTTGTCATTAGCTCTAAGTCAGCAAACGCATCTAGTACCGCAGCACCTGATCCCGCACCATCAGTAAAGACTGCTGCAACCTTTCCGTTGCCAATAGTGATGTTGGCGCCAGAGCCTTGGCTAATAATAATATTGTATGGCCCGGAAGACCCTGAGTCGCCAGTAGCATTCTCAATAAACCACAGTTTATTAACTGTGTTCGGGGCAATCGTAATTGTGCAATCAGAGTCTAAGTCGCCCGTATACTTAAGAAACATTGCGCGGCCTTCATCGGCGGCGCCATCTGCTATCGTCGTAGTATGAGTATTGGCGTTAGTGGTAATTGCTTCTGTACCAGAGCCAAACGCATCTGCAATCAACTCAAGGTTAGTGTTGGTTGACGCTCCCCATGTGCCTTCTTCGTCGCCAGTAGCAATTTCCTTTAAACGAAGATTGTTAACGTATGTAGCCATTACTTAACCCTTACAATTGCATTAGATGAATCGGCATCTGGAAACTCTACTGTAAACGTCGAGCTAGAAACCTCTCTGTCGATTCCAAAATCAAGAACCGCTACAGCCTTGTTTCCATTTGTACTGTTATAAATTAATGCGCCCCTAGCAGTAAAGGACGCACTAGACCAAGATGTGTCCGCAAAATCAGTAAAACCAATACTGTTAGAAGTTGTTGGCTCTACGTTTGTTAACGTGTTTCCACCTGCTGTATAATTAGTGCCCGAACTGCTTACTTCGCCAGTTGTTGTATACACTGTTGTTGATGGGCCTAGTGACGCATCGTCAGTGTACAAAGCAATCTTGAATGTGTTGCCGCCACTAGCAGAAAAATTATGTACAGCTTTTAAAACTTCGCTTTTAAAAGAGTTGCAAATAGACTGAGTAATGGCCACAACTATACCCTCGGCACGCGAATCGTACCGTCTCTGTACTCATCGATGGTCATGCGTCCTTCTGCCTGTGTTTTTAACAACCCAAGCGCTTCTTGGTAACGCTGGTTATATGTATTCATAAGGTCGGCATCACCCTTCATAAAGGTGTACGCTTCTATTAGGGCACCATAAAGCAATGCGCTGTCAGCGTTTGTTCCAAGCCATGTTGTTGAAGCGGTAACGATGCTCGCAGGCTTGTAAAAATAACTTAGCCTATATGCAGAAGTTGCACTTGGCGAAGGGCCAAGGACAAAGTTTGTGCTGTCATAGATTGCATAGTGTTTAGGAAAACCTTTTACAGAGTCGTCAGGGTACGCCTGAGACATAAAGTTGTAATCTTTGTTAATCAAAAACACTTGATCACTTGCAGAGTTGGTGACCGCAAACGACAGCGGCGCCAAAAGATCTGACGGGAACGTTAAGAGTTTGGTCGAAGTTGACAGGTTTCCGTCAACTATTTTTCTGCTAACTGGAAGATTTACTGACCGATAAATACGATCTTCGGCTTGTTTTACGAACGTAGGAATATTATTTACAAACGTTGTTTCTGTGTTATCGCAATAAGCCTTAATCGCTGCAACTAGCTCTGTATAGTTCATGTCGTAGAAATGGTTACAGTTCCAACGTGTGCCCGGACTGTAGTGCCGCCGTCTGTGTCAGCGTTTCCGTTACCCACTGGGTTCCAAGCAAACAGCCCACGGCTTTCAGTTAACGATATGTCAGGTCTTGGGTTTCTTAGGGATTGCGGGTCCGTGTAGTCCCCGAGCTTTCCTAAAAAGTTTTGTGGCTGGTCTGCATCCCACACATCCTTGCCAACCAATAAGCCAGTTTTTACACCTGCACGAAACTCAGGCTTTAAATCAGAAAGCTTGTACCTAAATCCGGTTCGATCACAAAACCCAAAAGCATGCTTGCCGTTTGCGTATCTGCCCATTAGACGCTCCCGTACCCGCCGGGCACGAACCTAACAGACGACCTGTCGCGGTCTTCTGACTGTGCTAAATCCCACTGAAACTCATACTCTGCCTTTAGATCAGCCATTCTGTTGTTGGCTTGTGGATACTTCATGGACAGTTGGTACGCTAAACCAGCCACCATGCAAGGCAAGAATCGAAACGGTGCATCCATTGTGTATTCACCGTCGTGGCCCACATCCTGAACTCTCCGAAGCTTTTGATAAACAAACGTGTAAGCTTCGTCGGGTGTAGGCCAAAAGTAAGCAACAGGAGCCGCACGTTGCTTGTCAATGTAAATATTTACAGGTCTGCCAGATGTATTTTTGTTTGGCAAGCTTGAATACTGAGACACGCTAATACGACTAAGCTGTTCATCGTTTTGCGTAGCGCCGGAACCCGTTCTGATCCAGTGCTCAATAATATCAATGGTATCAGTAGGCAGTGTCAGCGTAGCCGTGTCTGCTGTTAGCGAGGTTGATACCTGCTCGACAGTCCAGAAGTTTATGCCTCGGTTTGCCCACTCAATCGTTAGTAGGTTTAACGAACGAGTCGCTGTCTTCAGATCGTAACCAGTACGAAGCTGAAGACCGCAGCGCTCAAACGCTTCTTCTGCAATCTCTGTAATGTCAAGATCAAATGTAGTAGTGCCAGAGGTGGCCATCTATCCTCCCTTGGGTTAACCGTATTGTTTTTCCAAGACGAGAATAATTGTGTACCTGTCGCCGCTACTGTGGCCAACCGTAGTAAAAAGAACGTCACCGTTTTTGCCGCCACCGGCATTGTTCGTAAGCGACTGCATATTACTAAAGTCGTAGTGACCAGAACTAGAATCAGACACGGTAAAGCAAAGAACATTAGAGCTTGCGTTCCAAAGAATATCAACAGACATGCCTTCTAGGGCATAAAATATTTGTTGAATTTTTACTCCAGAACACTCTCTATCTGTTCCCGGTTCTGCGCTAAGCGCCGAAACATCTACCTTTGTAACCGCAGACTCGCCCGAGCCATCAGAAATGTTCGTAAACTTCATGACGGCAATTCTGGGGCCATCAGAAAGTGTTTGTGATGTTACTGCATCTGCCATTGTCTTGTCCTCGAAGGGTGTGGGGCCACCTACTCAAGGCAGGTGACCCCATCCGTTAATTAATCTTAGCTGTCTACAAACGGAGTAGCTAAGGTTCCGTCACCCATCAGGAAGGCTTCTACAAACCATGTCGTTGTGTTGACACCAGTTAGTCTGATAAAGCCACCAGTCAACCAGCCCTGCTCAACCTGACCTAAGTCAATAATATCGTTGGAAGACGCTGGGTGGAAATTGTCAGTTTCGCCAATTTCTCCTGTGTCAAACAAGAACGCAGTTCCTAAGAAACCATCGGTTCCATCAGTCGTAGCAGTTTTAATCTGCCCGGCGCCGGTAAACGTGGTTTCGACTAGAAACGTGTAAGTAATTCCAGCCGCCGGAGTCGGAAGCGTAACCACAATTCCTGCGGCACGGTTAAATCCGTACACGGTACCAGAATCGGCAGCGGTCAGCGTCTTGGTTGCCGCAGTAATTGATTCGTAGTCACTAACGATATTTGCAGCGCCGGTAAGCTTTAGCGTGCCAGTACCTGAAACATTACCGCTTGTGTCTACGTCAAAATTGGTTGTAAAGGCGCCGGTGCTTGTGCTTTTTGTTACCTGCTCAAGTCCACCTTCGGCCCGCACATTTCCACTAAAGGTTGTGTCAGCCACAATAATACCCTCTTACGAAAGGATTTGTTTTGGGGTCTCCGTAAGTGTCTGCCGGGACAGTCACCCAAAACTTTAATAAACCCGGAAATAATTTATATAATAAAAATGGGGCGAAGGCAGCGTTACCGCCACCCCCGCCCCAAATACTACTAAAGCGCTTAGGCTCCGGGCGAACCCCAGATTCCAAGCGGGTCCGAAACGCCGAAGCTGTAACGCTCACGCGCCTTGTAGCGAACGTTTCCGGTGTCAAAGTCACCGTCCATGCTCGTTTCCATTGCAACGCGAGTGAAGTGCTTCATTCCGTTCGGAACGTCGGTCAGCAGGAACCACGCATCTGTATCAGTTAGATAGTGGTTTACAACATGACCTTCGGGAACAACACCCATTACGCGAACTGCGTTAATGTCGTTGTCCGCCGTCCCCGGACGAAGTTCGCTGTCCAGAATGCGCTTAGCGACAAACTGAAGATCGGGCGGAATGATCATCTTGCGAGGACGCGAGGCGATCAATAGACCACGCTCATCCGTCCACTTAGCAATCTGAATAACCGCCGCTTCAAGCGAGGTTTCGTTGAGGTCAACCGCCGTTGCCGGACGGTTGGAGTTTTTACCACCGCTAACGAGCGGGTGACCGTCACCACCTGTGACGCCATCGCCCGACGCAGTGAAGAGGTTAACGCCGTCGCCACTCTGGTAAGCGTTAGTGAATCCATTGTTAAGCGGGACCACTGCTTTAACCTGCTTCGTGTACGCCATGCCTCGTGCAAGCGCCTTGGTGTAACGAGCAGACAGAGAGTCATACAGGTTGTCCTCCATGGCCTCTTCGGTAATCGAAAAGCCCATAGCAATCGTTTCATGGTTGTACCGCGCCGTGAACGATTCTTGTGCTGCATCATAAGAAATGCCGCTGCCTTCCGGCTTAACCGGGGCAGAGCCAAAGCCCGAAAGCTTTACTTCTTCTTCAAAGGAACGATCCGAGTTTTCCGTCTCATAGATCTCGGCATGCTCGTTGTCGTAACCGGCATACTCAAGACCAAACAAAGCGTTAAGTCCCGGTAGTAGTTCCTTAAGAAGTTGTGCGCGTGAAATAGCCATTGATCAATCTCCTTACAAGCCAGTGGCGTTGAGGTACTGGTGATTGGAGGCTGAGCCACTCGACGCTGCGTTAAACTTCACGATAACGTCGGGGTAGGCATCACTTGCAGTTGTGCCAACAGGGGCAAGGCTGTCCGGTCCGTCAACAAAGTCGAGAATCCGAAGAGGAAGCGTGTTCGTGGTTGCGGGCGTGTCGCCGTCCAAAGCATTCTTGGACTTGCCGATTGCCGTGCTACCAGCGGTTTGAACAACAGACGCATTAAGACCGCGATCTGTAGTGTTCAGTGCTTCATCAGCCTGCATTTGAAATACAACAAATGGGTCGTCAATAACGTAAGCCATCGCATCAGAGGCGACCGTGGACGCAGGCCACTGCGTATTAAAGGTCTTCTGATTGGTCGTGCTTGGCGTGTATGAGCAACCCACAAAGATTCCGCAAGTTGTTAGCGCAGTGGTGCCAGTATCCTTCTCAATGTCACCGTCTGCAACAATCTTTACGAAATCACCATTAAAGATGGCGGTACCGTACCCACTAGCAATCGGCAGTTGCCGAATCTTGGCCGTATATGAGCCAGAAGCGCTAAGGGTACCGATAGGCCGCGCACCATAAGGTGTCGCTGAAGTTGCCATTTGAATTATTACCTAAGTTGTTTGCGACCAATCAGGATACAACCTTAAGAGTTGCCGCCCCCGGTGGTCACAGTGGTTTTACGTTCGGGCGCGAAAAGCGGCATCCGAGGATCGTTTTCACGCATGAAATTATTGTCTACTGCTTGCATCTGGTCCCGAGCGCGTTTGGCGTAATACTCTTGCCGTTGTTGCACAAACTCTTCAGGCGCTTTGCAAAGAAGCAAGCCACCGACTTCGATGCCGCCCTTTGCTGCCCACTCAGAGCCGTGATCGCTCATAATTTGTAACTCGGGATGATCTTCTGCTCGCACTGGTTCCCATCCTTCACGGAACCGTTTAGATGCGTTGGTATTGTCCACTTGTCCAACCATGGCTGTCCTTACCCAACGAAAAACCCAACCGTCCTGCGGTTCGGGATCTGGTAGAATGGAAGCTGGCTCCCAGTTCTTTTGGCGCTCACCGCTTTCGCGAGTGTCGATCCCACTTTTTTCTCTTGGTGCGCGATCCTTACTCATGTCAACTCTCCTTGACTAGCTGTGCCGCATACTGCTGCGGACTGAGACCAAGACGCTTCGCGATGCGAACTTGGGTTTGCGTCAGCTTCACTGTGCGTGGTGCTCCTCCACCAGAACCTCTCTTAGCTGGAGCTACTACGGATTTTGCCTTTTGGCGTTGTGCAACGTCGGCGCCTTCACCTTCGTTGAAATAAGAGGGAAATACTTCTCTAACCCTCGAATCAATTAATTGATAATATTCGTCTGTATCTGGGTCAATACCTTCACTAACGATTTTATCGTGTACTCCATACGCAAAGCTTGTCATTTCGTAGTCATTTCCAAACCACTCATTGCTTTGCTGCCACTCAATAGCCTTGGGGTCAGGTTGAGGCACTTGCTGGTCCTCAGCGTACTGCTCAGCATACTGTTGTTGATACGCTTGAGCTTGGGCATCCATCTGTCGTTGTTGCTGCATGACCGCAGACTTCCAATCGTTTACAACAGCGCTTGAAACATTACCATGATTTGACTCAATCATTTTTGCTTCAATTAAGTTTTTCTGCGCGGTTGCAATTGCTTCAGTATCGCCTAACTCATTTGCACGCCGAAGCATATCTTCAGCCATAGACACTGCTGCCCTAGCTCGACCCTCTGCCTGTGTATCAAGGGCGGACTGTGATCTTTTTACAAGCTCTAGCAAGCGTTGGTTTTCTGTATGCAACTGTTGGGTTGCCCGAATAGCCTCCTCTGACATGCGTTCAGCTTGTTCTTTTGCGCGGCGCTCTTCGTGGTATTCCCATTTTAACTTTTTAATCCGATCCTGTGCGCGGCGCCCAACCTTGGTGATTTCTTTTTCGTCGCCTTCGCTGCTTTCAGAATCATTTTCTGTATTTGTTTCTGCGTTTACATATGGCCGATCTTCTTCAGGGGTGTCATCTACCACCTCGACTGCAAGATTATCTTCATCTTGAACCATATCAGCAGGATCTTCTACAGTATTCTTGACGCCAAAAAATGCCTCTTCTTTAGTTGTCATGGTTATGCCCTTTCAATGCCACGCGGATCTTCGACTACCGCCTCAACAGTGTCGTCATTTATAATGCGGAACTCTTTGCCATGGATCTTTAGACGAGTGCCGCTAAATGCGCGGAACACCACCCAGTCACCCACTTGGCAGTATGGTCCGTTAGGAAAACGATTTGGGTCAGAGTAAGCGTCTGGCCCCATGCTCATAACCCAGCCTACAACAGTTGCGATAGTTTCTTCGTGTTGATATTTGGCTGATTTAATAATGCCGCCTTCCGTTTTTTCATCTACCTCTGGAAGGGCAATAAGCATTTTGTAGCCTTTCGGCTCAGGTAGCTGTGACGCTTTCCTTTGCGGTGCGTCTTCAGCTTCGACACTCTCAGTGTCTGTGGCCTCTTCGGCCTGAAGCGTGGTCATTAAGACCTCCGTATTGTAAGTGCGCTACGAACTAGCGATGCGTCCTGCAACAACAAATAAATATATAAAAAAAATAAAATCAATACTTAGGCATTTTTTTTCCTCGAAGACCTAGCTTTAACCTTTGCCTTGTCACTTAACTCACCAAAGTGGAACAAGCGCTGGCTTGTTTTTGTGTGAGTCTTGTTTGTATGCAAGTGACCGTTTGGCATTTTGTGCATTCCTTTGCGCCACACGGTGCCGTCCTTTAAGTAATGGTTTACGCCCTTAGCCATTTTATCTATGCCTCTTAGTTTTTTTTGCAATACTTTTTGGTTGCTTTGAAAACTGTTTTCCTTTTTTTGTGTCTTCGCGTTTTTTAGCGCTTGTCCTATTGTACTCTTCAGCAGACAAAGCCATAATAGCGCCTTCGGGCAAATAACGTTCTCCAGTTTTTGCGCTAGGCTTACCGCTTTTGGTCCGCCACTTTTGTTTAGTCCAGCGGTCTAGGCTTGTTTGGCTTTTTTTCTTAGCCATTTAATTTCTGTAGCCCCCGCCCTTAGCCTTGTATTCTTTAGCAAGCATTTGCGCTTTTCGGGCAGACCACTGACCAGCCTTTCCGCCCTTGGTGCCCGCTTTAATTTTGTTAAAAAGCCGCTTCCTCATCGTAGGCTTAGTGTAGTTACCGGCTTCGTTTACCCGTGACTTTGTCTTACGCTTTCGCGTTGGTTTTTTTGCAGGCATTAATCCCACTTTGCGTTTGGGTCATTCATTTTTTCTTCAAGATCAAGGATTTCCCTTTCCGCCCAAGCTAGGCCCTCAATCATTCCTACCATCTGTCGGTACTGCTCGTAATCAGTGCATGAGCCAACCGACATTGCGTCGGCAAGATCGTTCATTTGTTTTCTAAGTTTTTTTCTTAGCGAGCCAAGAACACTGTCGGCCACTAGTTACTCTCCTTTTAGTTGATCCATTGCGTACTTGTAACCTTCTGCTTCAAGTTTGTCTTGTTCAATGCTTGTCTTTGCTTGCAGTTCTGCTTCCTCAAGTGAAAGCTCTGCCATGTCTACCATCTTATCGGTCTGGATTTTTTCCATTGCAATCTGGGCATCTACGGCATCCTTCTGTTGTTTTGCAGCAAGCTTTTGTTGTTCAAGGCCCATCTTCGCAACGTCTGCTTGCGCTTTCCGCTGTACGTCTTGCTCACGGATTGCAAGCTCACGCTCACGCTGTTGGATGACCGGATCTTGTTGCTGCTGAGCCTGCTGTTCTGCCTGTGCTTGCTGTTGCTTCTTCCCGAGTAACTGATCTGCGGCGTCGGCAACAAGCACGCTTAAGCGCTTTTCAATATCTGCTGGTAGCGGATCGCCCATTGGCGGCAACGGTACCCCAAGCTCTTGCTCAATCTGGTCCCTTAGCTGGAACCCAAGATGCTCCCTAATGTGTGCATCAATAGCGGCCATTACAGCGCCACCCATTGGGGAGTTCTGTGTGTCTTGAGCAATCTGTGGATCATTCCTTAGCACCATGTGAACTCGAATGTGCGCTGTATGATCTTGATACTCGAACGCTTTAACAGGCTTAAGCGTAAGCATGTTTTGATTTTCAGAAACAGGATCTTCAGGCTTAATATCTTCTGGGTTTGGCACAATCTTATCTGCATTTGGTATGCCGATTAGTTCCATCATTTGCCTGTGCAGCAGTGGCATGTCATACAGGTCTGGCGACTGCGCTGCAAGCTGTAAGGCTGCTTGATACTGCATAATGCGCTGCGACAATGTCGATGCGTTCGGGTCTGAAACCGGAATAATGTCTACACGATTATCAAAGTCTTCGACCTTAATATTTTCGCCTTCTTCTGTTTCGTATGGATATGCAGGCGAAGTGTATTTTTTAATAATTCGTGCAAGAATTTTAAATTCTTTCTTAAGGCTTGCGTGAACCCGCGCTTGAATGGCTGACTGCACCTTCATTGCACGCTCAAGAATAGCAAGCGTGGTTCCTACAGGTGCGTCCTGCCTCATGTCGTCAATCTTTACGTCAGCCATTGACGCAAACCTGCGACCCTCTTCTACAATGTTACCAAGCAGGTTGTATAAAACACCCGAAGGTTCTTTGTAAGGCAAGAACGTAATGTTGTCGCGAATAACACCGCCGGGCACATCTACGTCCCTAAACTCTCCGGGCATAATTGGTGTGTCGTCACCCTTGATTCGCAGGCCACGGGTCTTCAAGCCGCCCGGCAAGTTCGACAATGTTCCTGCGTCAACCAGTTGACGAAGCAAGCTAGTAGCTGATTTTGCTAACCCACCAATCATGTGAATTAGACCAAGGTTATAGAACCCAATTCCGGGCACATATCCATAATCAACAAAATGATGAATCTTTTTCCGCATAGGATCGTCTTCGTCCCAGTTGCGGTAGACCGAAAGAATTTTATTTGTTGACTTATCAATTGTAATTACGTACGGCAGAGCAATTCCGTCCGGTGACTCAAAACCGGGTAGATCGTAATCAACATGCATTTCAAGGAGTTGGTGGCGGTCATCTTCCTGCCCGGAAAACGACACACCAGATATTTCATCGTACTTGTCTTTTATTACGTCTACCGAGTGCTCTGGGTCTCCAAGGTCAACGTCACGATAAAAGCCACTGACCTGAAGCTTGCGAATATGATTCGAGCTTCTGGTCATTACATGTGTGTAACGCTCTGCACTATCCAGCGAGCTTTCGTCGTACGAAATAACAAAGTCTTCTGCTGGCACAAACATGGAGCACGGACGGTCCATGGTTGGGTCATAGTAAATTTTTCTGAATGCGGCGCCGGAAAGCGGCAAGCTAAACAAAAGCTTTTCTGTTTCTGCGCGATACTCGGTCATTACTTCAAGGAGTTGGTAATTCATGTACTCCTTAACGCGCTCTGCCTGTGCAATTGTATCAGGGGTTGTAACGCCCCATATGCGTGCCTTTACCGGGCCGCGAGCAGGAAAAATTTCCTGAATGGTTTGTGCCTGAAAACGAACAACCGACTCGGACAATAACGGGTGGAAGACCCCGCAGGCACCGGGCCATGGTGTCGTCCGGTCTTCCATCTCAAGCCCAAGCAAGTCTAACCCCTCTTTGTAGGACTCCTCCCATTCTTTACGACTTGATTTGTCGTCCTCGTACATAGCAACAAGCTTTGACGCACAATGCATCAAATCATCTTCTTCCATGTACTCAGAAAGATTGGCATCAAAAGGCGCATCCATTCCACCTAAAAGGGTGTCGGTGCCGCCAAAGTCAATTGTTACGCCGCCGTCGTCATCTTCAATGACTATAACTTCGTCATTGGTTTCCATTCCAAATGGGTCTACAACTTCAACACCCATTTCATCTGAGTTTCCAGAAGCACCAATTAGCTCCATCACTGCTTCTAAACTTTTATCAATAGCCATATTTTATCTGCCTAGTAGCCAACGCGGCGCCGTATTATTTCTGGAAGATCTGGGTCTGGAAAACCAAACTCAAGTATTTTTCGTTTAAATAAATTTTTGTCATTAACTATAAGCTTTAGTTCTTTTAGCAACTCTTCTGCACGCAGAAAGTCGCTTTCTCCGACCGCTACGGCAACCTCTCTACCAAGCTTTTGCATTTCATTGTAGACAGGAATAACCTGATGTGCATGACTCATTCTTTTTAATTGCAAAGAAAGCCTCATTGAAAATGCTTCATCGTCGGATGCAGCATGTTTAGTCATAAACATTTTAGCCTTGTCAAGTAACTGTCGTTCATCTTTTGAGAGCGCATGTGTGCCCTCTGCAAGGCCTTTTGCCCACCTTTTCTGAGCATTACCCATATCGTACCTGTCTGCCATTAGGTCCTGACCTAAATACTTCAGCATGTCGTCAATTGAAGCCTGCAACCCTTCTCTTGTAAACTCAAGATTGTCCTCCGCCCCGTCTGCTGATTTAAGGCCTACAAACAAAGGGCTCTCTGGGTCAAGGTTTTTTGTCATTTTGTTTGTAAGGTCAGCAGCACCCGTTATAAAGCGATGAAGACCCGTGCCTTCAAGAGCAAGGTCTAAGTCTGGAGCCGCAATAAACGGATCGTCTGCAAAATAACGAGGATTCCTGACCGGCAACTCGTCACTAAAGGGCATCCCAGTTATATCAAGGCCCCCCTCGGGAATTTGTCCGGGCTCCCGCATCCGTGACATAATTTTTAGTTCTAATTTTCTTGCTGGCCTAGATTTTAATAATCTTGGCTCATTTAAAAGAGAGTCTGGTGTTCGAACAACCTTGCGCCGTCCTAGTTGGCGAAGATCTGCCGCAGGAGGATCGTCTGCTCCTATTCTTGCGATAGCAGAATAATAATCTTCCAAGAACTCAAAATCATCTGAATCTATAATTTCTTTGCGAGCGAGAGTATCACGCAGCGCCATTAACTCTTGCTCGCCTGTAAACCTTAACGTTGCTCCGACTTCATCAGCAAATCCCGGCAAATCAAGAACCACATCTTCTGGCTCAAGTTCAAATGTACGGATTCCGGGTTTACGGGCTTTGTACAATCCTTTCCCTGTTGTCCCTCCCCGCCTTGCCCAAAAATCTGCTGTGCTTTTCATTGGCGAAGTTCCAATAACTGGAGTGTCCAGTCTGTCGTCGCTCCGATACACTCTAAACTTTCGAGGACCACTAAAGGTTGGGTCTACTTTTTGGGGACGCCCCGTGCCATAGTCGTAGGTCTTCATATAATCTTGAAGAATGCCTGCAACTCTTTGTGGAATTGTTTCGCGAGCAACAGCATTTAAGTGCCGAAAAACTTGCAAGGCTTCCTCAAAGTCAAGGTCTGTAATTGAATCTACAAGACCAGTTTCCTCCCATTGATCCATAAAAGCTCCTATATGAGCACTTCTGTCATAGTCTCCCAATGTCGGATTCCAAAACATTTCTAAGTGTTCGCGCTCAAGCTCTGGAACGCTTGGGTCGTCTGACCTTGCTAATGCTCGGAGTATGAGGGGCAGTTCTCTTTCTCTTTCTCCTAAGCGTCTACGAGCCGTTTTGTACTGGACTTCTCCGGGATCTTTTGCAGGGAAGTCGGCAACCGTCATGCTCAGCAACTCTTCTTCACTAAACGGTCCGTCCGGTAAGTCATCTTTTGGTGGTGTCTTTGGCACAGTAGAAGGGGGCGTATCCATGCCGCTACCGCCTGCAATCCTCCTAAGTGTGCCGCCAGCAACAAACGGCAACGCTAGACCTAGTGCCCCGAAGCCTATTCTTTGAGCATCCCGTTCCCGTAGACCCATAAGGATGTCGGCAACGTCAATGCCTTCACCTATGCCGGGAAGCATAGACGCGCCAAGAAACGCGCCCATCTCTGCGGCGCCTTCGGGCCTAAGTATCCGGTTTATCCGGTCAAAAAAATCGTCTTCGTCCATTACAATAATTTAGTTAGCGACTCCGCAAACTTTTTATGCCTCCACTAAAAACAGGATCTCTACTGATTATATCCAACACATCGTCGCCATAGGCAACAATTTGTTTTTCGTCGCCCATGAGTAGATCCTTAACTAAGGCGCCCGGAATGTCGTATTGGTCATATAAAATGCTCTCAAGCACACCTCGGCCACCTATGTTTGAACCAGTATAACCATGTTCTTCAAAAAACCTTTGAAACCCTTCTCGTGAACGTTGAGGAACTGGGTTCCCATAAAAAGTTCTCCCGGACTCCAAGTCTGCTACTAAGTCAAAAAGACTCTGCACCTCGTCCCTTTCGTTTGCAATAAACTCTTTATACAAGTCTTGATATGCTTTTGGTTGACCTTCAAGACTGTGTTGGTGGTATCTTATAAAGTCTGCTTCGGGCGCGTTTAATTTAACTTTGTATAAGTACCCAAGCGGCAACTCTTCTCCTGCTTCATCAAGTCTTGGAAGTGCCAAGCCCGTATCTGGGTCAAGCTTGGCACCTTTTTTTGCAAACCCTACACCTCTTCTAATTGCATTAGTAATATAGTGACCAAGGCCTCTGGCTTGTTCCGCGCCTAACTCTGTAAGCTTGTCAATGTCAAACTTATCAAACAAATTGGGAGACCCGTGGTACCAATCATCAACAAGGCTACGAATTCCTTTTCCGCCTGCTCTGAGTTGAGCGCCCGAAACAGGTGAAACCATTCCTGCTAGTGCTAACGCTCCTCGACCCGGCTCCTTGTTGCGAATAGCCATAAGAAGATCTGCCGCGTCAATACCAGTACTGACGCCCGGAGTCATTGTTGCACCAAGAAGTGCTCCTGTTTCAGTGGCACCCTCCGGGTTTAGCAGTCGATCTATTCGGTCAAGAAATTCCTCGTCCATCAATCAAACCCGATCTCGGTTATTTTTCTTAGAAAGAGTTTCTCATTATCAGAAATTTCTTTTAACCGCTCAAGCAATCTTCTTGCTTTATTAAAGTTTCTTTCTCCAACAGCTATTGCTGCATCCCTAGAAAGTTTTTGCAATTCGTTAAAAACAGGAATTTTTTTGTGCTCGTCTGCGTATTCTTGCAAGGCAGCGTAAGCCTGTTTTTTGTACTGATCTAACGGAATACCCGCAGACCTAGCGTTACTTGCTAAATTTTCTGCAAATTCTCTTTCAAACCCATAAGGATCATTTAACCGCCTTAACATGTGGTCTAGTTTAGGTGCAACATCACCGTGCATTATCCTAAGAAAGGTTGGACGACTGTATCCAGCCCCCTTGCCCGCTCCTACCGCACGGCCTAGGTGATCTGTTAAGCGGTGAGTCAAATCACCAGTGTGCTCAACGACAGGGCTCATAACGCCCGAAACTAACCTTTGCGCTCTAAGCATTGCTTCTTCAGGGTCAGCACGTTGTATCGGTGCTATTTTGCGAAACTCAAGCAATTCATCATCGGTCGCCTGCCGCGCTCCAGACAAAAATAAATCGCGTTGAGATATATTTATTTGAGGAGACCGAGGTGAAGGGTCAAGGGCCATTCTCATGTAAGCATCGGTTCTACGGCTTGCCTTTGGCTTTTTAAAGAAAAAGCTACGAGGCAGTTTCATTTCATGGGGATAGCCGTGCAAAAAATCAGCCGCGTGAACACCAGTCGCCCTATCGCCAGCAATCCCTGCCGCTCTGTATAGCCCAGCGTGTGCTTTTTCAAAATCTTCTATTACGGCTCTCCCTAAGCTTCTTATCCCCCTGTGACCAATATTGCGTGGCTTGCTTAAGTTCATCGCTTCTGCCACCAACTGTACTCTCGGAAACAAATCCAACTGACCCGTTTCTTCTATAAGTTCTGGGTAGAAAGTTGTCTCAAGGTCTAATTCACGGGGCTCTATTGCTACCTGTACTTTTGCCTCGCCACCAATAGGATAGTAACGCGCCCTTCGCATCCTATCATCTAATTGACCGGGATCTGCATGAAAAAGACGTGGCCCCCCCTGTGAGCCCATCCTTATAGCAAGGTCGTCCTGTATTTCATAAGTTGGTTTTATACCAAGAAATTTTGCCTTTGGCTTGCTTAGCTTGTCAGATACAGCCCCACCAACCTTCCTAAGCGTACCGGCCCCAACGAACGGCAGGAGTGCAGCAAGGGCGCCAGCCCCCGTTCTTACGGCATCTCTGTTGCGTAGGCCCATAAGAAAGTTTCCGATATCCATACCTGTTCCCAAGTAGGGAGTACGCTCAGCAGCAAGGGTGGCACCCATCTCTGCTGGAGTTTCCGGCGACAGAAGCCTGTCTATCCGATCAAGAAAACTTTCTTCGTCCATTAGTAATACGCTGCCCTACGCTGTCGATAAAACTCTTCTTCTTTTTCGTCGCTCTCAATTGAAATAAAGCCACCCTGACGAAACCGGAGTAACGCCTGCGTGCCCGAGTCCACCAAGTCGTCGTGGTCTCCAGCAGGAAAGGCAGCGAATTGCTCAATGACTTCGTCTGCCCAGCGTGTTTTAGGTGCCCAAACCAATCCTGATGAAAATAAGTCAGAGACTGCGTTTACGCGAGCAACTTTGTCTCTTCCGCGACTAGGTGTGTACTCATTTACAGGAATGCCCATCCTCCGCAACTCAAAGATCAAGGGTGAACCAGACGCCTTAGCCTCAACAATAAACGCATCTGGCTCAAACTCCTTGTACATATCAAAGGCACGCGCTTTCAGATCTGGAAACTCCAAACGTTCCTGCAATGCGTCCAGTAAAATTATGTTTGAGTTCCCATCTTCGTCGTAGAACACGCCCCATGTTGTGCAGGCGCTGTAATCTGCGGTTTCCTTAGCAAGGAACGCTGTATCCCACGACTGAATCACAAACTCACAGCGTGGTGGAGATTTTTTGTCCCACTCTTTCCACCATTCGCGCTTGATCAGCGCTCCTTCCTCTGATGTGGGGTCTTGTTGGTACTGTGCAGACCACTTCGGCACCGGAAGCTCTGACTTTAGTGCCTCCAACTGATCGATGGGCCAGAATCCGGGCCATAAGGG